TTCATCATCAAAAGCATAGCCGACAATAAGTACTTCAAAATCTGGTGATTCTATATACTTATATGAACCACAAGTCTTAATATCAACTGATGAATATGTTTCAATATCGATAAACAAATCAGAGTGCTGCATTTCCAACTACATATAATTGGTTAATATCTGAATTGTTGTCTCTTACATACTCTGCACACTCGTCTTCAGTGCCAGAGAAAACTACTTGCTCAGCAAGCATACTGTAAACTCTTTTGTCCATAAATCTGCTTATATTAAAAATGAATAAAATAAAAGTGGACCTGGAAAGAGTCGAACTTTCTCAAACAATACTACGGCAGAGTATGAAAGCAGTTATGGAATTGCCTTTGTTATGCACCGCTTACATTACAGGTCCAAGTAAAAAGTTAGGAGGTGAGCAATAGGACTTTAAGCCTGTTTTCTCACGACCACCGTTCGCTTATCTGTGTACGTCTGGACAAAAGCTCACACTCCTAACAAATGAAATCAAGCAGATTTACATGAGGTCATCGTCCCACTGATTTTCACCGCCGAAGTCCTCCTCAGCAGTTGAGCCACCAGCGAGCATCTCACCATCCTCGAGCTTCTGCAAGTTCTGAAGTCCAGCAGCAATGCCTTTAGACTGAACATTGAAAGCATAGAAGTTGATTGATGCACGGCCATAGCAACCAGAGTAGAACTCCTCCTGTGACATGATAGGATTGAGGTCCTTGTCAACTACAGTTGGCTTACGAGTAGAGTTAGCATTGATGAACATCATGCCTTCATAAGCTGGGTCATCACTGCGCTCTTCATCACCATCACGAAGAGGAAGCTTAATGGTAGAAGGAATCTTGCCATTCTTGTCTGCAAGCTTAGACTTACCAGCAGTCTTAGCTGCCTCAACTGCATTGCGAATAGCCTCGAGAGTCTTTGTATCAGACTTCGGAATAAGAATACAGATGTTGTACTTCGGAGTATCTCCATCGTTAAGAGCTGTGGGCTCAAACACATTTACGTAGCAGAAGCGAACTTTGCCTGTTACTACTTTTGTTGAATTTTCTGGCATAATTGTTTAAATTTAAATGTTATTACTTGGGTTACTTGAAATCTTTAATTGCATCTTCGATGCCAAGAGCTGGACGCTTATCATCAGCTGAAACAAGAGTTGGCTTACCTTGTGGTTTAATGATAACTTCAGAGAGGGCTTCAGCAACTTTCTTCTTGCCATAAAGCTTTTCAATATCTGATATTGTTTTAAGCTTCATTGTATATATCTCATCTTCTGATGCTTCAGGGAATTTTGAGAATATTGTTTCAGCTATCTTCTCTTCGTCATCAATCCATTTACGTCTGCTTGTGCCTTCTACGAGCTTAAAGCCAGGCCAGATTTTCTTGTTCTCGATTGCTTGTTTAAGAGCATATTCCTTGACACTGTTTGCCCATTCAACAAGCTGCTCTACTCGAGTAAGAACATCTGCAACTTCTTCATCAGTCATCAACTCAGGGTCTGCAAATTCATACATTGCCAACTCTAATTGCTTTTCTGCTAAAGCTTTACATTTATTCTTCAATGAACAGAATTTGCACCAATCACCTGACTTTAATTCACCTTTGCCTTCAAATGCTAATTTAGCAGCTGGCTTAAGTTCATTAATAGCCCAGTCGAGAAGGTCTTCAACTGATATTTCCCATGTAGAGATATTGTTTATGCGTGGCTGAACAATTGTCAACTTTACACTTTTAATATCGAACAGAGTGTCATACTTACGCAGAGCACCAAGTCCATAAAGCATAAGTTGCTTATTGTGAGTTGCATATACAGGAACACCTTTTCCGTACTTCAAATCAATGACTTCCATGATGTCATCGTTGATAATCACGCAGTCAGCAGTTCCGAAACTCTCTGGCACATATTCAGTTAAATCAAGAACTTGCTCAATTTCTGTAGTTGCCATTGGATTGACCTCTCGTGCTGCTCGTGTCTCTGTGGCCACATAGTCAACATAAATAGGTACAACCTCAAGCATTTCAGCATCAAACAGCTCATGAGCCATAATTCGCTCAAGTCCAGCATCAAACTCATCAGCTGGTATGTCTTCGAGCACATCATGACGAATGTACAACTCAGACATTTCATGTGCAAGTGTTCCCTCTTGTGCATAAACTGAAGTCTCACGAACTCCAAATTTATCTTCAAGACGTGCGGATGGCGTACAATTTAACCACCTACTTGCACCTGAAGCACTAAGCAGAGCATGCTCTCTTTCGCTATGCTGCTTTGGAGCATTCTTGCTTTTTGGCTGTTTTGTTGATGATGTTGTTGCCATTAGTCAAGAGAGTTGAGGTAATCAAGCATTTCCTGATACTTAGCAGGGTCAAGCTTAGTTACTGACGGAGCACCGAACTCGTCAAGCTTGTCCTTAATCTCAGCACGATGGTTAGCAACCTTAGAAGCAAGTGCCTTACGCACGTCTTCAATAGATACTTCAGCCTTATCTTCTGCAGGCTTTTCAGCTGGCTTAGCAGGAGCTGAAGCAGGTTTAGCTGCTGGTGCTGCTGGTTTAGCAGGAGCTGGAGCAGGCTTAGCTGCAGATGCTGCTGGCTTTGATGAATTAGAAACTAAAGATGCTACAAAGTTCTTCACATCTTCTGACAGATTAAGCTCTACGCTTACTTCAATTTTGATAGGTTCCATAATTTAATTACTTTTAATTAATGAATCAATATGTGATATAAAATCATCAATCGAAATGCTTTTGGGACTTGTAAGCTCTTGTGCTACAACTTGTGAGCCTTTTGTAAGTGTCATATACACTCCATTGTAATTGAGCTTTACTTTATATTCTCCACGCGTCATGATAACACAGCCGTCTTCATGTCCACCTTTCCATTCACCAAAAGTGAACAAATCTTGAATAAGTACACCAGCGAGTTTAGCAAGTACTTCAATTTGCTGAGTGTCTAAATAAGCTTCGCCTTTGAGTACTCGGTTCAGTGCAAGTGTCTTATAGCGCACATGTGGAAACAGAGCCTCTGCGACTTCATTAACATCGAGCTTGTAGTGCTCAATGACTTTGTTGATGTCGAATGTTTGTCCCATATTATACATTTTTATTATTTAATTTTCTTGCTGCAAAAGTACTGTTTTATTTTGACACAGAAAAATTTTTTTAGTGAAAAATATAAAATTATTTGTTAAAAGATGTTAATAAACAAAAGTAAACAACATAAACAATTCATTGTTTCTCTCTAAGCCGTTGAAAATCAGCGCTTTATAGCAAAATAAACAATGTAAACAATAATTTCTTATAATTCGGAGGCTTTAATTTCAAGAATTTATAAAATGTAAAATTCTAAAAGCTAAATATAGAATATAGGAAATTATTGTTTCAATTGTTTATTGTTTCCAGCATTATTTGTAAATTTGGATATATTCAAGATTCTTTATTTCAGTATTTGGATTTTTAGAAACAACATCAACTGACTTTGTTTTATATCCAAATAGCCAAATTGGTAATTTGATACCAATGAATCTCTTCTTGACAAAGCTCTCTGCTATTAAAAGCTCTTCTCGATTTATGATATTCAAGTTGATAGTATCATTTGCTAAATAACCGTGTACCGATGTCCATTTAGAATCATAATTGATTTGTTTCACAGTGTCAATTGGTACAACTCTATCTTTGTAAATAATTGAATCTTTGACAGGAGTCTTGATGTCAGTTGTTGTAGTAGCATTTATAGAAGTTGTGGCTGAGAGCTTATCAGCTTTAAGCTTCTTAATCAAAGCAGCATCTTCTTCTCGATATCTCTTATAATCTGATAATGAAAGCTCAAGTACATTGATTTTAGCTACATTGAGGCTATCAGCAACTTTATAGGTTTGCATTGAATCTAATAACACTGCTTGGTTATTAGTCAATCGCTTGTTTTCTCTTTGTAAATTACCTATATATTTAGCAGAAAAAATAGATAAAGCTATGAAGATAACTATCACTAAAAAATTTAATACATTTTTGTTCATAACAAACTGAGCTATTTTGAGCGCTCTGGTCGCGCTTAATTATTTTCCTTTATTATTAATCGCTAAAAAGCTCCAGACGCGACCAGGCTAAACTGGAGCGTTCTGGAGCGATTTTAAACTGCTAATAGTTAAGCAAATTGACCCTTATCAGTCGAGTTATAAACCCATCCATCAGCAGTGTAGTCATAAGATACAGTTTCTGTACCAGCTGCATCAGTGTAAGTAAGACAAATACCTTCACCAACACCTTCACCTTTGTAGGTTACTACATACAGGTGCTTCTGCTTACCTGTAATTTTGACAATCTTGTCGCCGACCTGAAGGCTGTCAAGAATTTCTCCATCAATCTCGGTGATGTTTGTTACTTCAGTAGGAACGCTTGAACCTACAAGCTGGACAAGGATTTCCTTAAGTGCTCCTTCGCCATCAATCTGGTCGCCTGTTGCAAACTTGCTCAGCAAATAATCAATTTGTTCTTTACTCATAATTGTACAATTTTAAGTTAATAACTAGTGTTCCGAAGAACTTATATAATTCATTATTCCATTCAAATGAAGTTGAACTATAGCATCTTTCCCTTCTTTAGATAGCAGAAAGGCTACATCTTCTTTATTATCTTGAAACAGATTTTCAGTAAGAACTGCAGCACAGTTTGTATCTCTACAGATTGCAAGGTTCTGCACCCAATACTTCTCAGGTGGAACTGAACGATTGCCTTTTAGGTTGAGTGCCTCTGCTTGTTCATATAAAAGCTTTGCGAGCTTTTTGCTTCTACTACTTGCATTCTTAGCAACTCTTACACTAAAGCCTCTCGCATTATGCCATTTGCCATCATTTGGTGGACAAGCATCAAGATGAATACTTACAACACAACAATTCTGAGCTCCAAACTCTTTACAGATTGTATTAACTCTGGAGACGCGTGTATTTAGTGGCACATCGTTCTCTTCGGTTACGATTCTTATTGCTGTTATGCCTTTTTCTTTAAGTTTATGTTCAAGCAAAGAAGCAATTTCGCGAGCATAGGAATACTCGCGAATCTGCTTGTCTGGAGAACATTTGCCAGGAGTATTGGCTCCATGGCCATTGTCTATTAGTACTATCATTATTTCTTTCTAACTTTTAGTCTTACTTTCCAGCTTATAGAATCACCTTCAGAGAGTTCAATCTGACTATTTTCTGGTATATTGCTAAAATAAGCTTTTCCAGCTATAGTAACGATAAGGTTAAATGAACTACTCATAAGCTTGTTTCCAAGTCCGTAATCTAAATCACACTCAGTGTCAACAATATAGTCGCCATTTTCTATTCTTAAAGCATTTATTCTATTGTCACCGTTACTTGGAACCACACCAGTGTTATTAAATGTATAGAAACCACGTTTAGATTGTGAGCCTATAAATCTAAAACCTGTCATTTCTTTAACATTCATACCAGTAATAGAATTGCTACCGTAGACAATTATATCTTCTAACGCTACAAGCTCTGTATATACATCACAATAATCTTTTGTGATTTCAACATGGAATTTTTGTTGAACAATTTCTCGCCCAGTTCCATCTTCTTTACAAGTATTATATCCTTGTACATTATTTATAACATCTATTGTACAAATATTACCTCTTATGCCTATGTCTCCTATATTAACAAGCTTACCATCAACTCTTACTGTATTACTGATTTCTCTCATTGTTGCAGATGAACCAGAAGCTGAGTCTCCATATGCATGAGCACCACCAGTATGCCACTTAGCCATAGTTGGATTATCACCATCAGCATTGTTTACTGCTCCAACTATCACAGCAAGCATAATAGCATCAGAAGTACTCAAACCATTTATTCCTACGGTGTCGTCGACATAACTTGTTCTTTCTGTTATGTATTTTGCTCCTCTTGGCTTTCTACCAACACTATAAAAATCAAAAAACTTATTTGTAACTGCGCTATGCGTTTTATTTGCAAAAGACAATACTGAATCATAAGTATCATCCATGCGTCTGCTGATAGAAATCCAGCTTGCATTATGGTCTGCTCCTGGTAACACGTTACCAAAGTCAAATCTTGATATGCATAACTCTCTTGAGGCTTTTATTTCATCATCTAATTTTTGGTTTGTTGGTTCTAAAGAAATATAAGCTTCAATTTTAGGATTCTTATTCAAGCTACGAGCATCACTGAGAATCGCGCTATTCTGAGGAGACACACTGTGTGTAGAAGATGTGAAAACAGCATATAGTGATACTCCGTTCTGAGAATATTTAAATACTTCTCCTATTGTTGCGGCTCTAGCATTGGCAAATAATATAACATTATCACTACTGTCTCTAATGACAATAGTTGCAATAGAACCATCCCATGTAAAATAATTAAAACGATAGCCTTCTTGCAATCCAGTAACATAAAGTTCTTCAAGACATGCGTTCAGTGATGCATTATCTGTATAAAAAGCTTCTCCACCTCCATTTTGTTCAGAAGCTTTATATAATAGAATATTAGGGCTCTTTCCTATATTAAATGCATCATCAAGTGCATTTGTTCTCTGCGGAGCAATGCTATATGTTGATGTAGTTAAAACAACATATATTTTTACGCTGTTGCGTTCAAATTTAGATACTTCTCCAGCAGTAGCAGATACATTGTTTACAAAAACAACATCGTTTCCATTGCTGTCTTTAACAACTATCGTAATCTTAGAACCATTCCAAGTAAACCAGTTAAAATAATAACCATCTTGCCAACCTTCGATATAAAGTTCTTTAATGCAGTTATTTACACCTCTTGTATCTGTGAAGCGCGTTTTATAAAGAGCATTATATACAGCTCCTCCTTGAACAGGATTTTCGCTATTTTCTATAATAGTTGCATCTGTTTCTACCTTCAAATTTTTTATAATATAAGCTTCAATAGTTGGATTCTTGCTTATATTATGAGCACTTTCTAAAATATTAGAAACTTGAGGAGATATATCATATGTAGAAGATGTGAAAACAGCATATAGAGATACTCCGTTTTGAGAATGCTTAAATACTTCTCCTACTGTTGCAGCTTTAGCATTGGCAAATAATACATCATCACCGTTACTGTTTTTAATAACAATACTTGTAACAGAACCGTTCCAGGTAAAATAATTAAAATAAAAGCCTTCTTGCCAACCATCGATATAAAGTTCTTTAACACAATTGTTTACACCAGCTGTACTGGTTGGTATAAATTTTATGTTATCAATCTGATTTTTATCTTGAGAATTAAGAAGACCAGCTTTCTGATTTGTAGCAGAAGGAATAACAATAGTATCAATGATTTGTATCTCTGGGTCTTGAGGAGTGCCATTATTTTTATTAAGGGCTATTGATAATTCAGTAGACTGAACACCAGAACCAGTAACATCCGCCAGTTCAAGTTTATCAAATTCGCCATTGAAATCTTGTCTTGCTTGTCCTATCTCCCGTGTTATTCTTTGACCTAATTGTTGTTCAGCATTTTGAGCTCTTTCTCTTTCTGTATTAATGCCTTGCTGTAAAGTGCTATCACCATTCTGGCGTTGAGAAGCTTCAGTTTCTGTTGCTCCATTTAGCTCATCTACTATATCAAGTAGAGATTGCTGCAATACAGGGCCTGTAATCTCTTGATTATCATTAGCCTTAATAGCAGCGCGGATTCTATTTTTTAATGCAGTTGTATCAGCCATAGTTGTTTACAGTTTAAAATATTCACGAATATTGAACATCTTATCCTTGTCACAAAGTTTGTTAAGAGCAAGTTTGTAGACAAGCTTAAAGAGAATTTCACGATTGCCATTGTTCAGGTCTTGCATACCAAGATAGCTCATCAGTGTCTCTGCATCATCTGAACAAATCATTTGCATCGTTACATAGAGAGCTTCCTGATTATAGTGAGGCTCATCCTGCATCGGCAGACCAAGATTTGTCATCATTCCCTCCCAAGCAGTACGATTCCACAAAGGCTTTGGTTGCATATTGGCAACAATTTGTTCAGCTTCTTTGGCTGTCAAGTAGTTACACCACTTAACTGCTTGCAAAGTGTCCAAATATTCACGTGCCCACTGTGGATAACTCTCAATAAAACGATTCATCATGCTCTTAACTACTTGGCCAAGAACATGCATCTTCTCAGGGTCTTCTGAATTGACTATATAGTCGTACAGTTTCAAAAATTCTTCTTTCATAACTACTTGAGTTTATTTAATATCTGGTTCAGAAGCTTGTTAGTCTCAGCATTACCATCCTCAAGCTTCTTTATACGATTTTCTAATTCTTGCTTCTCGGCGTATTTGGTATCAAGAAGTCCAATAAGAGCCTTACAGTCATCGATACGCTTTTTGTTACGCGGCACTTCTGTTTCTACATTCTTGATATAGTCCTCACTACGCTTACATGTAGCATGGAGCTCACGAATGATTGGCTCTTTGTCAGTTGTAATAAGCGAAATAGCTCCTGGCTTTTCAGTTGGGAACATATAAGCTGTTACATCTACTGCATCAGTATAGTTCTTACCATCAAGACTATAAGTCACATCAACTACAGTTTTTGGTGCCTGTGAAAAATTTGGTACTTGGCCATTCTTAAAATCAGGCATATCTACTCGTTGCTGTCCGACTGTTACAATTGAACCTTCAACGTAGTTCAGCTCATCTGGATTTTTTATAAGAGCATAAATAATGCTTCCAGGTGTGAGGTCCTTAAATAAAATAAAGTTATTCATCTTCTATCCTCCGAATTTTATATGTTAATGAGCTCCGAGAAGGGCTGCAGGCGAAGCCATACAACCCCCTCGGAGGATGATTTAGCCATTGTTCTGAGAAGCAACCTTAGTACCACCACTGTAAGTATTGATAAACTGCTGCATCTCCCACTCCAGATGCTTGAACTGGCCTTCAAGCACGTTGAAACGAGCCTGGTCACCCTGCTGAGTACGCAACAGGTCAAGTTCGGTCTGTAGACGTGTCTTCTCAGCCACAACATCCTGATAGCGAGAGTTCTCCCATGCCTGGCGGAACGATGCGAGCTCTGCACGAGTAAAGCCATTCTCAACACGCTGAGAGTCCTTGAGCTCGTTGGTCTGATTGATAGTCTCGATACGACCCTGATAGCCCTGCTCCAGAATCTGTGTCTTAAGACCACAGCAACAATCCTTGAGCTGCTGAACCAAGTTCAGGTTGCCAAGATTGATGGCGTTGGTTACACCAGCAAAGCCCATACCATTCTGAGCACCAACCTGGAAAATAGCATCCTTGACATTGCTGATAGCAGCAGAAAGGGCGTTGTAGTTAACACCAAGGTTCTGCGACAACTGGCTAATAGCAAAGGTGTTACCCTGGATAGCCTCACGAGCCCACTGGTTGTTATTGTTATCGTTAATCTGCGCCTGGAGGCTGTTCAGCTTGTTCTGGGTCTCAATGTCGAGAGCAGCTGCACCAGGACCGACACCACCACGGTTGCCAAAGCCCCAATTGCCGCCACCGAAGAGAGCGAGCATAACCAGATACATCCACGGATTGTTATTCATCATAGCCATTGCAGTAGCCGTGTCTGTGTTACTGCCACCTCCAACAACAGGCAGAATGTTGATTCCTTCTTTTTCGTTCATTTTTACAAATGTTTTAAGTTGTTAAACAATTAAATAAATTATCTCTAAGACTTATGGCCACAGTCTTCATTTTTGTGTACTTCTATGCTTGTTTCGCCTTTTTGAAATTTAACTTTGTAGCCGAGTTCCAAAGCACGATAAGCATAAAGTAAAGTAGGAAATAGCAAAAGTTCACCAATAGCGGTTAACACTGAGCCATCAATGACTCCCATAGGTGGGACAAAGAAACCGCCAATTATTAAGCCCACCGATACAAAAAAGCATATCACGAATGTAAACCGTGAGAGCCAAAAGCTTCTTGTACCATCTGTTTTTTCTGCTTTAATTCCCATAACAGCTCCTTTCTTTTACTCTTTGTCAAAATCATCATTGTAATCATTATTGTAATCACCGCCAAGCTTATCAGGTACAAAACCTCCAAGATTAACGATTACACTATCTGTTTCAAATTCACAATTGACTGATGCTAAGTCTCCTTGTGTCTGCCATTCAGCTTCCATTTCAAAGGACATTGCGTCATATTCTTCGTCAAGGCTACGAATAAGCTTATTGTCACAAAGGCGTATAAGCCTCATAGCATCACAAATAAACTCAGGTACAACAGTATTAAACTTATATATCTTTTTGCTTACTTGACTTTCTATGAAAACGTAGCCTAAGCGCTTAGTACTTTCTTCTTCGAAACTATATTCTGGTTTACCAAGTTCTGACTTAAGAAGTAATTTGAAATGAAAATTATTAGTAAAAGCAACTATTCCATTTTTTATACTAAAATCTCCTGATTCATTCCAATATTCTATTTCAATAAGGTCGTGCGTAACTTCAGTGAAGCAAAACACTTCAGAATAATAAGCCCAAATATCATTATCAGATGCTATTTTAATATAATACAAACCTTCTGATAAATTTGTAAAAATAGCTTTGTTAGAATTATATGATGCAACTTTATAGCCTTTATATGCATTGAGCATAAATCCATTATTTACTAAACTTGAAATTACATTACTACTAATTAAACTATCAGTTTTTGCATCATATAAATAAGCAGATAATGAATCTGTATCTATATAATCACTAATTTTTGGATTTTTATTGAGACTAAGAGCATCTTCAAGAATACTTGAATTTTGAGGTGAAATATTATGTGTAGATGATGTAAAAATAGCATATAAAGTTACACCATTTTGTGTATACTTAAATACTTCTCCGATAGTTGCTGACCTACCATTTACAAAGAGTATAACGTTATCATTGCTATCTTTTATAACAATAGTTGCAACACTCCCATTCCATGTAAAATAACTAAAGTGATAACCAGTTTGAAAACCGTTTATATAAAGTTCTTCAAGACAAGCATTTACACCGGAAGTACTTGTATATTGTGGATTATCTACATTTCCGCCAGCATTATTGATATGTGATAGGTAGCTCGGTATTATAAATTGAAAAGGCGGAAGTCTGTGGATTTTTGTAAATAGTGGAGAAATATGGCCATGGGCATAAGATTTACGATGAGATTGTTTAGCAATATCATCATAAAACTTAAGCGGAGATAGACAAACAGGATTAGCCATACTATTATTGATTATATCGCAAATATACAAAATAAATTTGAACCACGAAAGTATTTTAAAGTTTTTTACCAAATTTTAACTATTCTTATTCAGGTTCATATCTTAACTCTATTTTTGTCATATTTGTATCTAAGTTAGTTGATACTTCTTCAATATAGCCATTTCCTATTTCTGTTTTAATAAGCTGATTTATGTTTATACTTAATTGACTCGATGGAAATTCTATATCATGCTTCATACATTTTTTAATTCCTTTAACTCGCATTGCATCTGTTAGAATAAGCCCATCATATTCAATATTGTTTGCAGGCATATCAAACGTATAGTATCGCATAAGATAAAGCCATGAAGCTAAATAGTTCTGAGGTGTTGCACTATAACTACCATCACCCATTGGACCAATATACTCATCATCTTTAAATGCACTTGAACTAACAATAGGAACTTTACCATCAGAAGCTCTTGCAACAAGTAATGCAAACCCATCAGGATTAAACTTATCAGGACAATAAAGCATCAAATCAATATCAGAGCTAAATGTATCAGCATTGACATCTTCTGTTTTGTCTTTTTGTATATATTTAGATATTACATCAATACTGTTATTGCCAAATAAATCTGTGCAATCATCCATCCAAGCAAATTCATACCGTGAAGTCAATTCTGTTTTCTCAAACTCGGTATTTTGTTGACAATATAAAGCTTGTTTTTTATTAAACTTATCAAACTTCTGCGTTAAATCAAATTGCACAACTGGATTTGTATAACTCATTCCTTTTAAGAAATATGTTACATGCTCAATCCTAAATCTATTTTGGTCATCAATAAACCAATAACATTTAAAGCAATCTCTTAACATTTTCATAAGTTGCTCAAAAGTAAGCTCAGCTTTTTGTGCGGCTTGGTCATAATTACCTTTTAAAATATTTGATTTCGGAGCAATGTAGATTTTATAGCCATTTCTTGCAGTGTCCCAGCTAATAGGAGAAGTTCCACTATATAAAAATTGACTATAATCAGAAGTTCCTTCATGCGTAATATTTGGGTCAATTTTAGCAAGCATAGCAGATATTACATCTTCAAGAGCATAAGCATCTTTAAGAGTAAACTGCTTTCTAAACTTAGCTTCAAAATCTGTCACCCAGCTATCACCAAATGTAACCCATATACTCGTATTAGCCCAAGCACTTCTACTAACTGGAATAGGACGTCCGTATAAAAATGACATAGAGCCTAAGAAATTACTTGTAAAATATCTTCCATAATCATCCATTCCATATTTAGTAGGTTTTTCTGAAGTTGCAGCAACCTGATGCAATGTCAATCCTATAATGCCAATGCATTTTTTGTAGTTTGCACGTGTAAATGTAAAATCGTCATTCGGTATATCATACAATCTATACGTTTCTCCTCCAACTATTACTTCATCAATATCACTGATTACACGCGCGCAAATAGCATATTCAATAATATTATTACCAAGGCTAAATCGCTCTGGCTCTGGATTTTTCATTGGAATAGGTTGTTCAATTCTAACCATTATGTAAGTATCTTCTCCTGGTGACATCAAAAATCCATTTGTATTATTTGTACAAAATAGATGATATGATTGATATATCTTAGTACCTGTTCCATTTAAACCCGTATATATTTCAATTCTATATGCATCTCCGGCATAAACATAACTTGGAGATTCATCTGTACCTACATTTATTAAGCCATCTGACGTTCCATCAATAAGCATGTATGCCCATGGGTCACCTTCTTGTTGTGCAGTACCAGCATTACGAATTTTTGTAAATTTAATTGATGCTGGCATCGTATATACAGTCTCTTGACCATCTATCCAAACATGTACTTGTGAAGTTGCATTCCAAACACTTGAATTTTTATCAACAAGAAATGTTGTATTTATATCATAATTAAATCCTTCAAGATGTATTTCATATTTACTATCTCCAACTTTTGCAAAGTAATATTTATTCTTTAAAAGCTCATAATCATCAATAACTTCATTTACGTCATCTTCCCAATAAGTACCATTTGCAACTGTCGTTATATTATTTGCACCGGCTATATAAATCTGATATGCCATTCGTTTAGTTAAAGTAAGACGCGTAATAGCTGGTGCAAGTTTAATTATATCGTAAGTATTATCATATTTGTCAAGAATCTGTGAATATTTATCCTCTGGTGATAATTTCAACTGAACAGAATGTTTACATCTATCAAACTTACAATCAGTTTTATTAAAATTGTTTTTTGCAATATAGTTACCTTCTTTATCACAAACTATAAAAATAAGATTTTGTTCAAGATATGCTGATTCAACAAAGTTATAATCATCGCCAAATAATTTAGATGTTCCATTCAATGATTCACGAAAGAACATTTGACCATTTTCTTTTTTATTCTGTAGCTCTAACTTTTTATGATGAGATATTACTTCATATCCAACATAGAACCATATTCTTGCATCTTCTTGGCTATAATCTTTTGCTGGTGTATTAAAATTAACTTTTATCTCAGTCGTACCTGCTAAAAGTTCAAGAATTTTTCTTCCGCCAGTATATCTATAAGTATCTGACTTATGACCTAAAAGATTACCAGAATTATCATAACAAAGAACATCTATATTGTAGTACAAAATATCAGGAGCTAATACAAAAACAGGTTTGTAATTAACATTATTTGCTCTATTTCCTACAATCGAAAAACTTGTAGGAAAACCATAAGTATCTGCTACAACTTGTGATTCACCTGTACTTACATTATAAGAATAAGTAGAAAGCTTTGCATCCAAATTACTCTTTAGTACATAAAATTTATTCTTTGTTTCCATAATGCTTAATGAATAAAGCGTGTAACATTTTTTGTCTTTTCAATATATGAGCCATCATGTAAAGCATAATATTGCTTTTCACTGTTCTTCTTAAGAGCTCTAACATCTTCTTCAAGTTGTGATAAATCAACTAACTGCTGATTAACAAATATTGATTGCGCAAGCTGGTCACCAGTTCTAAAAGCTCCAATTATCTTATCTTCAAAAGTGCCTTTATTAATACTATCAACTATTTGCGGTAACATTTTATGATATTTACGAGTACTATGTTTATTGATAATAGCCATTGCTTCACCACCTTCAGCTCGCATATTCTTACCTTTTGAATTTCTTGTTTGCAAGTCTATATCATTGCCAGATGCGTGTGAGCCTCCTTCTAAGAACTCAAGACCGCCTTCTCCATATTCTTGTGATGCAGCTTTTGTTACTTGTGCAGCTTTAACTTTAGCGACTGCAAATGATGTCCACATAGCAGCAATAGCAGCAATAGCAAGTGTTGGACCTACAATAGGAATACTTGAGAATGAACTCCACAAGTTAGCTGAAGCTGTAATAAGAGATGAAGCTTGAACAACAGTATTGATTGCTTCTTGTCTACGCTGGGCTTCTTCAAGCATTTTTTGCTTAGCTGCTTGATTACGCTTTTCTTGTTGAAGTTCCTTCTTAGCAGTAGCTACATTATTTGCGTATCCGTTATTACGAGCTTCAATCTCAGCGTCATAAGCTTTTTGAGCTGCTTCTACTCGTTTCTCAGCAGCAGCAACAGCTTGTTCAGCTGCTTCTACTTCTGCATCAGCAATAGCTTTAATATTATCGAGTACAATACTAACAGCTTCTTCAAGTGCTTCAATCTGGTCATCATCAAATCCAAGCTTAGTGAGCAATGCTCCACCAAATCCTTTTTCTGATATAAGATTCATGAAGTTACCAGCTTCATCAATCTCCCTTTGAAGCTTTTTAATAGTAGCTTCTGCTTCTTTAATCTGTGCATCAGACCAATCTAAAGCTCCTTCTTTTGCAAGCTTAAGCATTTCCTTCCATCGGTCTTGTTCAGCTTTAAGCTTAAAGATTGTTATTTCATTTTCATTTCGCTTTACAATATTGAACTCAGCTTCTGCAGCTTTTTGGGCTTGGTCAAAATTGCTCATTTGAGTTTGACCTTTAATCTGAGCACCACGTTTATTAAACTGAGCATTTATTTCAGATTCACTTTGGCGCTCTTCAGCTGGCTTAAGTCTATTTTGTGCAAGAGCTAACTGACGTGCAACTTCATTTTGATTTAGTAATATAGCAAGTTCTTCATCAGAGCCTTTCTTTACAAGTTCAAGCTGAGCTTCAATGCTCTTAGCTTTCATATTGTAAATGATATTATCATATTCAGCAATGATACGCTCACGTTCTCTTTGGAACTTAGCTATTTCTTCAGGAGACATTGAGCCAGTTACTACAACTTCACCACCTTCTTCTGTAGCTCCTTTAGTTGTATATAAACTTTCTTGCTCTTCAAGTTGTTGTAATCTTAATTGCTTTTCTTTTTCAATGTCTTCAGCTATATCATCAAGCCTCCATTGCATTACTTGACGAAGCTTTTTATTTCTATCAACCTCATACTCATATTGTAAGTTGGTCAAATCTATTTCAAGCTTCCTTCTTGTATTTTCAATGATAGCTCCGATTTCTTTCTGCTGTTGTTCAATTTGTTCTCTTTGCTCAGCAGTTAGAGGCTTAAATTTATTATCAGGATTTGTCAAAAAAGTTTGATTTTTACGGAACTTTTCCTGCATCTCTCTGATAGTCTGATTTGCTTGGTCAGTAGCCTCAATACGGCGTTTCTCAAATTCATTTCGCTGCAATTCAGAAAGACTCAATTCATACTTTTTACGTATAGAAAGGTCATTACGCCATATTTGGTCTGTAAGGTCACGCTGACGTGGTCCTTTAGGTTCCTTTTTAGTCTTATGTTTAGAATCAATACCAGCAGCTTTTAAAGCAGCATCAGATTCTGCTGTAATAGCTTCTGCCATTCTGAAATATTGGTCAGCAGCATCATTAGCAGCTTTAGCTTCTTCTTTAAGGTTACGTATTCTACTTTGCTTATTAGCTTCTGCTATATCTTCAAATTCACCTGGTCGTAGTCCAGCTTGTGAAGCTCCTGCTTGTGCTGTACCTGCTACAAGCTTATCTTGCCAATTTGGTCCTTTTGCAGCTTCTGCTTCAGCTTCTGCTTCTTTTATAAGAGCTTCTTCATATTTATCAGCTGCAAGCTTCATAGCTGCAGCAGCTTTAGCACGAGCTTTGAGTGCATTAACCATAACTTCAGTATGGTCTGCAAATATATTTTCTGCATCTGATACATTTCTAACAGATACATCGAGTTGGTCAAAAGCAGTTTTATTATCTAAAATCCACTGCTTTCTTTCTTTATCATTTGTAAGATTTTTCCATTCATTCGATAGTTTCTTTAATTCTGTAATATTTTTACCGTATGAGCCATTTGTTTTATCAAGTTCTTCGACCATGTTATCCATAGCTTCTGTGAACTTAATTGCTGCTGCTCTGCCTTTAATAGCTTTACTAATCCAATCGAGAATTTCCTTGCCATGCATTGACAAAGCAGTAAGACACAAGATAAGAGCTGTTTGCCAACTGAAAATTGCTCCTGTTATAGTCTTAACAACAGACGTTGTAGCTTTACCTTCTGCTGCAAGAAGCTTATTCCTCTGGCGCACTCTGTCAATTTCATCAATAAGAACTGGAATATTATTAGAAATAGCCAAGAAGAATGTATTCATTCCCATAGTAGCGGATGGCAATTCACGAATGACTTGGTTCATCGCATTACCAAGTCCATTCCATGCAAGTTTATAATTACCAACTGACAATCTATGATTACCAGTAGCTTCTTGCATTCTTATCATCTGCTTATACAGATTCAAAGTTTGTTCTTCTAAGTCTTTTCCTGCAGCAGTCGCATATCGCTCTTCATGCGACATAGCATTAAGCTTTATTTTATTAAGCTCATACTGTGCAGCAAGCTGATTATATGAACCAACCTCAGAAGTATTTATTCTAGCCGTAAGCTTAGCAATCTGATTAGCTTCTCGTGTTTTCTGGTTTAGTTCTTGTAATTGAACATTAGCCTCACTTGAAGCTTTCATGTATTTCTCGGTTGCTCTTGCTATTTCATCAACTGGAGGCTTAGCTTCTTTATGAGTTGACGTTAAATCACGAATTTGTCGCTTTAGCTCTATAAGTTTCTGGCCTTCTTCACTACGCAAGAAGTTCAATCGCTGTTCAGCTCTTTGTACTTCAGATAAGCTTTGAACATGCAGCTTAAGTTGTCCATCAAGCTCAGCTAATCGTGACTTCATTGAAAGAATATTTTCAAGGGTCTCTGTACCCATAGCACCTTTTCTCTCGGTCTCACTGAGAGCTTTCCACAGTGCTATTTGTTCTTTCAATTCAGACTTCAGTTTATCATAAGAGCCAATGAGAGCTTGTGATTGAGCTCGCATTTCAACAGACATCTTGTTATAAGAAGTCGTCTGTGATTTAAGCCAAGCAACTTCTTTACCTGTATCTGACATTGCAAACTTGAGCTCTTTCTGTGCACGAGTTAGCCTATTAGCAGCAATTGTTGCTTCATCAATTTCTGCTCGGCCTTCAGACGTAGCTGTGCTCATTGACTTGATGCTGTTTACTATATCCTTAGCACCAGTTTTAATTACTTCAAGCATAGCTCCATAAGTCTTATTGAGCTCATCAAGTTGAGCAATAAGATTCTTAATGGAATCATCTGGACTTATAAGGTCCTCGTACTTAATTTTACTCTCATCCATAATTTCTAAGTTCTATTTGTTCGCTTATATGCTTTTTTCTCTGCTTCAGCTTGCTTCTGCAAATTTGTAAGAGTGTTGTAAAACTCTAAAACAGTCATGTTTTTAGCATTCAATCCTGTCTTCTGACTTATAATCATGCATGCACTCTCAAACTGTTTATCATACTTAATTTCCTGTGAATCTTTACCAATAAAGCTTTTAGGCTTGTGCAAGCTAAAAAGGAACTTGTCTATTTCAGCTATTTCAGATGCTTTATCTGTATCTTCTGCAATCTCTTGAAGCTGTAAGATAAGCTTCATTTTTAACTTGCTGTAAGCCTCTTTTTCTTTTGCACTGTCAAACTCACTTGGGAAGTATGTCTCTAATTCGGTTGAAAGTTTTTTTTTGAGCCCTGCAAGAATATCTAATAATAATCCATGAGGCATCTCATTCAAATAATCAATCAGCTCTTGTAAATTAGTATCCGAAAGGTCATTCTGCTCTTTGCCATCGATGCTATGTATAAGAGCAGCAAATGCCAAATGTTTTGGTGAAACATTACTAACAATCATGTGCAAGTTCTGTCTCATATTCTGTAGCTCTAACATAGCTTGTTTCTTATCGCCAGAATTTATAAATCTTGCAATGTTTACAATATGGCTGTCTACAGAATCTACATCTGAGCCTAATCCAGAATCAATAAGAACACACTTATTGTATTTCTGGAAGTTGACTATAGGTAGCTCATCAATGCTATCATATAGCTTTATTATGTGTCCTTTAATTGTTACTACTTTCATACTTTGGGATTTTTTATAGTAAATATCTTGTTATCGGAGGTGCGCAGAGCAGAACTAATAAATGTGGTTCATAACCAAAAGCCCAAAGGCTTAGTGCTACAAACAAGCAAATCCAAAAACTCAAACAGAAATCACATTCTAGCATATCAGCTACAATTGAAATTCCTATTTTGTCATTCCAATCTCTGAATTTTGTCCTAAGACCAGTTTTGCCTAAGAACAAAATTATAAATGTTGCAACTAAAGCAACAACTATGGCTTGATATAACGTTGACATAATTCTCTTGTTGTCATTTCAAATTCAAAACGAAGACCAGCATAAGGATGCATAAAGAATTGTTTATCAATTGCTTGTATGCCTTCTCCTTTATAAGAGTAGTTATTATAAATCTTCTCGAGAGCATATCCTTTATATATGTTCTCAAATCGCTCATATATGTTTTTTATCTCTAATCTACCTTGATTCTTTACAAGACCAGGACCAGTTAACACTCGTATAATTTCATCTTTGACTTCCTCAATATACATTGCATCTGCATCTGCAAAAATACTATTGAGGTCAAACCAAAATACAAGAGCTCCACTAAATGTGAACTGAGGAAGTGACTGAACTACTGCTGTTATCTCTTGTGGGTCATATAAATCAAACCAAGAGAAGTTTCCAAAATTGTCATTAGGAAGCAGTGAAACATATTCTGAATTACCAATATAAGCTGCTGGGTAAATAAACTTACTGCCGTCACTATTATGCTCAACAAGCTTATAAGCTCTTCCAAAAGCATAATTAAGCCACTTAAGCTTTTCAGCCAAAGTATCTTGAATATCCTGTATAACTTTGTCAAGCAATACTGGATTCTCTTTTTTCGGTATTTTTACATTACGCTCCACCATTTTCTAAATATTCTTTCATTCTGTATGCAAGTGCTGGTCGTATATAAAACCTTAAGAATCTTGTAAAATCCTCATTAGGTAATCGAAGTATAGCATCACCATATTTTGCCAAAAGATATTTTGCTTTATCATCATTTGATACTATCCTAAATCCATCTTCATCAAATTCAACATGTAATGAAGCATAGAAATCTCCAGTATCTTTAAGAGTTACTCTATCTGTTGGTTGTCCTTTTCTTATTTTATTCTTAATTGTTCTTGGCGCGTACGGTGGTTGAATCTTATCATAGAAGCCATCAAGACCCATATCCAACTGAATACGAACAGAATCAGTTAAAAAATCTGCATAATTTTCAACTTCTTCTTTCAACGCACTTTCCAAAACTGGTTTAAACTTTCTCAGTCTATAAACCAGATTACGAATAGATGCATTGTAGTATTTAGCCATTATACAGTTCTGTATTTAATTCCATGATTTACACAAGGTAAGCAAACTCTGTCCATTCCTTCAGTGCTTACTTGAATAGCTTTTGAGGCCAATTCAAGTTGATAACTCATGCCTGACTTCTTCATAGATGATGAATCACCATCAATCTCATATAGAATATCAGGTCTTGAAGCATTTATGCTGTGCCTGTTTGTACGAACATTAGGGTTGTATGCAAATTCGCGTAAGAAGTCAACAGCAAGTGATTTACCGAGATAATCAGTAAACATCATCTTCTGTTCAATGATAAAATCAGTTATATCACATGCAACTGTTATATCGAGATTCAAGCCATAATTAGTGCTATAGTCATAGATATTATTTTCAACATCCCACAACTGAACTTGCTCATCTACTACTGGCACAAATTCCTCATTGACGTAGAATGGATGTATCTCAATATATCTTGACCAGATACGCCATGTTTCATATTCGTGTCTTGAGCATTCGTTGCATGGACCTTTTGACCAATCTCGACTCTTACGAATAGCTTGACTTTCTGCTGGTAGTTGTGACTGCAAATAGCAAATATACCAACTGCCACCAGCATCTATTTCATCAGTCTCATAAGGCAGATAAAGCTCCTGACTTGGAGTAAACCATTCAATGTTATTACCTACTCGCTTAGTGAATGTTTCCTGATAGAATGGTTCCATTAAGCTCGAGTGCATAACAAGAATAGTATAATCGCCTGGTTCTGAGAACTGCAGACCAAATCTATTTATTTTTGTAGTGACGCCCTTCGCTCTAATCGGTACAATTTCAAATCCAACAAGATTGTTCTTATTCTTGATTGTATCATAGATGCGTCCAGTGCCATCAAACAATGTTTTCTTTTCACACAAAGTCTTGTATGTACCCTTTGCTATCTTCTCATTAACATAGCAATTGATAGCTTTTGTAATACAAGCTTTCGTCTTAGTCTCAAGCCATTCAGAAAATGGATTGGTCTCAATCCAATATTCTGCGTCTGTAATCTGAATATTCTCAGGCACAGCTTTTAATGACTTGTAGTGCTTATTACTATCTGTGACAACTACACCTTTGGCATAAGCTTCTTCTGCAGAATGCTCAGGATACTGTATGTTGCTAAAATCAGGAGCTATACTTTGCAAATTCTGCAGCGTTAACAAAGCATGAACATCTTGATAATAAAGTCCACTCTCAGACTGTGTTAATGCTTCAGAAATTACACCGTCATTGGCATCATAGCTCTGTCTCCAGCCGATAAGGTGTAATAAACCTTCTTGTATTTCTTGTATTCTTACCATAAGATGTATTCATTTAATTGGATAACGGGAGCATCTAAGTATTTCTACCAGACGCTCCCGCACCCAAAGTGATAACAATTATGAACTGCTACCAGGTTTTAACCTAAGCGTCCTTCTTGAAATCATTGCTGAAATCATTGTTGAAAAGAACGCTTATGTCGTAGGGATTGGCGCCGTCACCTGAACAGGCAGACCGTACGAAGCATTCTCACTAGAGATGTTGAAGGCCAAGATAGGACTTGCCAAAGCACCCTCACCAGAAGGAACGCTGTTGTAAGCGGTCAGGAACGCAATATCTACTGCGAAGCCATAGTGCTCTTTACGAGTACGGGTCATATCGGCAGTTGCTGCACCTGCGATAGCAGAGTAGTTGCCAACAGAATCGTAGAAGTAAGTACCACAAGGAATGTTCAGCAGAGGCAGAGTAGCAATACCCCACTCGTGTCCGTCACCAGAAACAGTACCGAGCAAGCAGTCACGCTCGAAGCGGGTCAAGAGACCAAGAGAACCAGCATTGATTGCATAGCCCTGAGCATACTTGCCCTCAGCAGCAGCAATATGGTTGGTGAAATGGAGAATCTTGTCACTGTACTCGTTGCGCTTGTTCTCGATATTGTACAGGTCCTTCTGAGCGAGCTTCTTCACGATGCTCTCAACGCCTGCATCACCGACAACATGCAACTGGCCATAAAAGTCGTTAGCACCCATGATGACATTCAAGTCACCGAGCAGGTTCTCACGCTCTGTCCACTTAGCATTGATGACATTACCAGTCTTGTCATATAGAAGCGGGTTCTTAATGACAACAGTCTTGGCAGCAGCAAGCTTGGTCAAAGCGGCCTCATCAAGGGTCTGAGCCAACTTGTAGATGTACTTCATCAGCTTGGTCTCGAAGTCACGCTGAATACCAATCTCGTTGTTCATGTACATTGCAGGAGCAATAGTAAAGCCGAACGAATAGGTTGCAAACGTGATGGTTACCATACGAGAAGTGTTTTCGCTGTCAGCGATAGTCAGCTCACGTGTGTTACCGATAGTGATACCACCATCATAGTCAATCACTGGAGTTTCGAGAGTGTTGCCGATAGAGATGCGGGCTTTAGCCTTAAGCTCGTCGGTCAAAATACCAGTAGGGTCATTTGACTGAACTAAGAAAGCGTCCAGTGCACCATAGCGACTCGGGCGAAACTCATACTTGTCCAGATTCGAATTTGCTCGAATGTTCTGGATGCGAGTCAATACTAAACTCATAGTCTGTTAATTTTTAATTGTTAAACTTATTATTTAGTGCGATGCTGTGGTGCATTACCCTTTTACAGCCCAGACATCAGATTCACTTATCGAATAGGCAAACTTGCTACATTGTTCTCATTGCGCAGCTGCATCGACTGCTCAGCAAACTCAGCAGAATCACGAGTGATACCATTTCCAAGCAGATAAGCTTCAATTGCTTTATCAGCTTCAAGCTGAGTTCTCATACTGGAGAGGTCAAGTACTGAACCACCTCCACCACCTCCGCCAAGAGGACCAGTGCCACCACCAGGCTGCTTGCGACCAGTGTCAATCACATCCTTAATTGAAGTCTCCATAATGAGCTCTTCAAATGTGTAAGGATTGAGATTGTTCTTAGGATTGTTCAACACGTTGCCATCAGCTCCACGGAAGACAAGCTTCTGAGTGCCATCAGCATTCTGCTGGAACTCGGGTGTTCCACGCTGAAGAACTTCTGCTTTAGCAGCGTTAAGAAGTGTCTTCTGAACACCTTCAGTGATACCAGTCTTGAACTTAAGACCACTTGTAGCAGCTGCAAAAGCATAATCTACATGAGTAGACTGGAGCTGTGCCTGAAGCTTCTGCTTCTCAGTATCAAACTCCTGCTGCTTAGTAGTAAGCTGATTCTGAAGCTGAGTAACCTGCTGCTTAGCATCTTTGAGCTGCTGCTTCAGTGTCTCATCCTGAGCACCTTCAGCAATCTTCTTCTCAAGACTTGTAACCTTAGCCTTTGCTGTTGCCAACTCTTGTTTGGTTGTGGCTAATGTCTCAAGGTCGGTCTTATTTGCATTGAGCACACGCTTGAGGTAATCGTAGCTTTTCTCACCAGAGTTCTTCGCAACACCTGTAATACTCAAAATGTCGCTGTCATACTGCCCGTGCAGGGCACCAATCTTAGTACCAATTACTGTATTCTCGTCATTACGAGACATTTCAGCTATGGCATTGAACTGCTCAACTGTCAATCCTGAAAGCTGAGTATTCTGCTGAAGCATTTCTACTGTTAACATAACTTTGGGTATTTAAGTTGTTAATTACTTGCCAATCAGAGCAGTTGCATCTTTGAATGGGTCATTCATAACCTCAGTGATAGTGTAGCCAAGAAGCTTGTAGTTCTTCTTGAACAACTGCCACTCACCATAGTTGAACATCTGAGGAACAGGCTTGTTAATCTCTTTGCCGGTCTTCGGGTCGAAACGATTACCAGTCGAGAGCTTTACGTGTACCAACTTCTCAGTGCCTTTAGGTACTTCATAATTTTTGGCTGCTGTTGCTGCCTTTGGAGCCTCATCAGCTGGAGCGAGCTCAATCTGCTCTTCCAGGTCAACGATGTCCTCCGTTACCTTACTAAGCCGTTCCTGCTGCTCCTTTGTGAAGGTCTTCTCATTGGCCTTCTTTGCTTGCAGAAGCTGCTCCTTCTCGCTGCTGAGCTCCTTCAGCTCCTGCTGCAGCTGCTTTTTGGTCTTCTGTGACATAATCTAATAGCTTTTTGTTAATAACTGATATTTTATCTTTGAGTGATTTATTCGCTCCAAACTGTATGATGTTGATATTCTCACGTTCAAATCTATCAATGTAACTGCTGAAGTTAAGCTTAAGCATGACCTTCTTTGGGTCGAGCAAATTCTTCTCAGACAATTTAAGCACTTCATCAAGTGTCTTATGAGGATATGGCTCAAGTTGTTTGAGAATGAGCATTCTTTGCAGAACTTGAGGATTGTTTCTATATTCAACCTCAATGATTTGCTGTACAATTGCATCAAGCTCAGATTCTGACATGCCATTCTTTTTGGCTGTCTCATACTTCTTATAGAGCTCAGTAACAGTAAATACATAGAACTCTGTTCCCCAGCTAATAGAAGATGATATGAAATCACTTCCATAACGTAGCATACAGATTGTATCTTCTACAAACTTCTGAGCTTGCTCAAAATTAGTCTTAAGGCTATTAAGAACTGATGTCTTGCTCTCAAAGTTAGCTGCTACTTGAGTTTCATTGATAGCTTCTTTTTCGCTTACTGTTCCACCTGACCCAACTACAGATATTATAATATCGTCACGTAGGCGTACACATTCCTCAACATTGTAATCAAGAGAATCTCTATCAACAGTTGTAATCTGCACAGGATTGCTCATATCAGCAACTCCTTCTGCTTGATTAGGAATAGGTACTTCTAAGAATGAACCAGGACCAGCTATTCGCTTTTCGCTACAACATGGACATTTTTCAACAGTTCCATCAGCAAGTACTTTATACTCACCTTTCTCATTACGTAAGAAACCTCCATCGCAGTAATCACCAGTTTCGTTGTTCTCAAAATGGCAATCTGCTTCGTATGCACTATAAATAGGATATGGTGCGTAGAGGTCGAGATGCTGCTTTGACAAAGCGAAGAACAGATACCAATCGAGGTTGCTCAACTCTTTTGTAATCGGGTTCTTCTTAAGGTCGATGCTTTTCTCATTAAGCTTAGTTGACCAAAAGAATCGAGCCGGACAAAAGCCAAGGCCATGCTCAACCTCTGTTACGAGTGCTTTAATCTTAAGCTTATTCTCATCCAGCTCGTAAACTCGAATGTAGGTATCATCAAAAACAGCAACACGATTTTCTGGCTGTCTAAAAACAATCCAATGAATGCAGGTGCCATCACAGGTCTCATAGTCTATAACGTCGGTAATTTCCAACCAATAGAAATAGGGCTCTGGGCGGAACGAGTTCTGTTCTGCTGGGAGGTCCACTATGAGAACACTGTTAGGCGATACCTGCATCTTCTTCCAAGCTTCAGTTTTCCAGACGTCTGGCTCATGCAAGTTGTTGATGCGATAGTTAGCCCAATCTTCTTCAAGCTCAGAATTTGTGAACTGATATGAAGATGAGCTATTACGGCTGTAGAATACTCGCTCAAGCTCACGATAGACGTCTTCAACGACGGCTGAAGTCGGAAGTGGGAACTTAAACAACTGAAGAAATATGTTAAACTTGTCTTTAGGGAGTAAGGTCTTCACCCAGTCCAAAAAGATAGTCGTTGGCATATTAGACTCGGACAACAGGATATTAGTCTCAGTGTGGAATCTGAGACGTCTCTGCAATAAGTCTGCTCGACGTATAGTCTGAGCTTTCTTAGGCTTTTGCAGAATCTCCTGTATTTGCCTTAATTCTAATGCCATTCTCTTCGTCGTAATAATATTCGCTGTTTGGGTCGATGGTCCATCCACCATTTAATGCAGGACCAAGGTCAAGCAGCCGTTCGGCGTGCTGGATGCCGAACTGCTGCTTAACACCTGATGGCGTAACCAAAGTAACTGTTTTCTGTTTCTTACCGCGTGCCATAAACAATCGTATGAAAGGAGGATTTAACTGTAATTAGGCACTGGCTACGTTCACCAGGTCGGTCAGAGGATTGTAGTCCATCTCGGTCTGCTTGATAATCTCAAGGTCGTCTGACCAGTTGGGCAGGAAGCTCCATCGGATAGCATTGCTATCAGGCTCCTCATAACCACCGAGATTCTTGTCACCTACGAAGAACGAGCGCAGAGGAATCGGACGATAGTAAGTAGTGGTAGTACCACCAGATGTTACTTCTTCCTTGATAGCACCGATGTTGCCATTCTCATCAATGAGATAAACACCGATATCCTCGCAGCTGTACTCCTTCATGGTCTTGATAGTCGACTGCTTCTCCTGATAGATAACTCCCTCAAAAGAAGTTGCCTCACGACCGATAACAATCTCAATACCTCCGAGAGTCTGATTACCACCACCAAACGTACGAGCCTCACCAGGAGTAGTGGTTGGGTTCTGAATGTACGGAGAGATGATAATCTTAGTGCCATCAGCTGCAGTTGCCAGGGCCACCATAGCAGTCTTGGACTTAATGTCAGTTGTGGCAATCTTGTTCAGTACACCAGCAGAACCATAACGGCGCTGGATGATAACTTTCTGAATCTGCCCGAGACTTTCTTTGCAATCAGCAATCTGAAGGTCTGCAAGATGTGCACCTGCTGGGCATCCACAATTTAATCCCATAATTTCTTAATTTTTTTATTGTTAGACTTGAGCAACTTAACAACTTTGCTTCCCTTAGCCAAGCGTCGCGTGCAGATAATTAATGTAAATACAACATTTTGTTTTCGCAAATATACTCTATTTTTATCATACTAAAAAATTTTTGGCATTAAAAAATGTTAATTTAATCGTTTTTAACTTTTAAACACAAATTTGAGCCATGCGAACCAATCTCGTTGGTCTAAATAATAATCACTGTACTCATATTTAAAAGCCTCACGCTCAAAGCATATATTTCTATAAGCTTTATTAAAATTAAACTTGTAGACAAACAGATTTATCACATAATTCAATATGTACAATGGAAGATAGAATACATACAAAAGCTCTTTATACTGAGCTGTGTGTACAAGCTCATGATTGAGAAGTACTGATTTAGCATAATAGTTGTTTTCAATATATGCTTTCTTCTCTTTGCGAACAAAGATTAAACCAAACAAGTTTATTGCAACAAATCCTTTAAATGGAATAATCTTATTATAAATAAGTTTTTTCATTGTAGTAAAATGTTTAAAATATGTGAAACTTTATTCTGGTCGCGTTTATTTTATTTATATAATAACTTATATTATTTTTATATTCAAGCGCGACCTGACTATTCTGGTACGTTCTGGAACGATTTTAATTACGCTGACGTATTCCTTTTCTATTATTACGCCGTGCGTGCATCTCATATACGCCTGTTAAGCAGTCTGGAGCATCATCATGTTGGCTTCTACGCTTATTGTCTTTACGATATGACATAAGTGCGTTATGGAAACCAGGCCAAAGTCTATCCCATCCTTCAGGCATAAGTATGTCAGACATCACATTTGCTGAATTTGAATATATACGAGAATATTTATTTTCAGTCTGTGTGAAGTACTCAACTGCACATAAGAAGTTATTCATTGTTGTTCTGAGTATTCTCTTAACAGCCCTTGCAAAACCTCTTCCGCCATTGTTGCTCTCAATACGTGCTCGTTTAGTACTGTTTCTGCCAAGCATTCTTGCTGTTCCTGGCTCAGTAACTTCCATTGGGTCCTTCGTGTAGTATACATCTGTGATATAACAAAACTCAGGCGTATCAATGAAGCATATCGAGCACAGAGCATCAGCACCAGTGTCAGCAGTATCAGTGTAGTTCCACTTACATAGTGCATCTTTGCCCATCGGCAGCTGTTCAGGTTTATATGTTTTAAAGCCTTCTTGATACATAAGACCTTCTTTTGGCTTTGGGTCTTGCATGTACTGCGTATCAAACACAATCGGCTCTTTTTCACGAAGCTTGTACAATTCTTCAAGTGTGTGCTTCATTGGCCACAGTGCAACTTCATTACCTTCAGCATCTTTATGAATTGCAGGGAGACTAAGAACTGTCCACTCATCAGGCTCTTTATCAAGCAAATAGCCACATAAGTCCTCTTCATGTAACCTCTGCATGATAATAATGATTGGTGTATTACGCGAGTTCACACGGTTACGAATTGTTGACTCAAATCGAGTATTGATTCTGTCTCGTATAAGGTCTGATTCTGCATCTTCAGGCTTAATTGGGTCGTCAATCAAAATTGCACCTTGGAAGATGTTCTGTTTCGCGCCAATCAATCCTAATATTTGGTCAAGTTCTTTGTCGAATGTGAGGTCATCATAAGACAGCTGCTCTTCATCTACTTCATCTACTTGTCCTGCACCAAAACCAGTTACCTGACCTTGAGTTGATACTGCATAGAACTCTCCACCTGCCATTGTCTTCCATCGTGTTGATGAACCTTTCTCTCGCTCAAGCTGTGAATCTGGGAACAGCTGCTTATAGAGTGGCTCCATCATGATATTTCGTATCGTTGTCGAATTATCAGTAACGAGAAGGTCTGAGTATGACAAATGAAGGAACTTACATGTTGGATTAAGAGCGAAGCACCAGCTTGAAAATGATTTGATAACAGTCTCAGTTTTGCCATATCGAGGTGGCATATTGATTATAAGTCGCTTGCACTTTCCGTCGACCACGTCCTCAAGTGCTTTGAATATCATCTTGAAATGGTCATTCATTGCAAATGAGCGTCTATACTGGGCTTTAAACATAGCCTTCGTATATTTTTCAAGCGATGAGAGAAGCTCAAGCTTAAGGAGCTCTTTTGGGTCGAGCTTCTCTGTTTGTAGTCTGCTTCTTACATCAGCTTGTAATTGTTCAAGTGTTGTTTTCTTACTTGCCATAATTAGTTATCATTCATAGGTTCGCTCATTAATTTTGCAGTTGCACTTGCTATTTTCTTACTTGCAAGCTCAATTTCACTTGCTAAATCTAAAGCTACATCACTTTTTATGCTACCACATTTTTCATATTTGTCAAAAATATCACTCATTAAACATATTAACGTTTCGTGGTAATATTCACACCATTTTGCACATTTTTTCCTACGTGGCCAAAATGCCCAATTCCAAAACATAACCCAAAGCTCTTTTGGATTATAAAATGTTATTTTAATTGTTTTTGCCATAATTACATTAAGTCATCAACTTCATTATTGTCATTAATCAGAGCTTCATACTCTGATTCAAACATCCATTTGTAGCCTCCAGATGATTGTGCTTCACCCTTACAGCATTTTGAAATGTTACGAGCGCCTGTTATACGGAATGCATCATACATACTTTTATATCGTGCGATAAGTCCCATCGTGTCAAAATCCAACTGGACTACTGGAATTGAAGCTTTTGGATGCTTATGCCGACCTCGTTCAGTAGAGAGTGATAAATCTTCATATTCTAAATATGACTTTTCAGTTTTAGTGATAATCATCATATCTTCTCTACTCCAATAGCCTGAACCAAGCAAGTATTCTTTTGAATCTATTGCTTCAAATATCTCTTGCTCATCGATTAAGAACTCATCAGCCGCATCTGCAATTGATTCAAATATGCCAATTAGCTCTTTTTGCTCATTTCGACATATAATGAGCTTTTTTTGTTTGTAGTTTTTAATCAAATTGTTCATAATTGTATCTTATTTTAACTTTGGTTTCC